ATCCGCTGTAGGGGATATTGTCATTACGATGGGCCTGCCCATGGTGATGGCAATAAAAAAGCCACCAGCGAAAGCAAGTGGCTTATCAAATTTAACGAGAAGTGTCGTTCTTTGCGTTGCAGACCAGCAAAGTAACTATTTACTCAAAGTATGAATCGCATCCTTAAGGTTCGAATCGATTTGATCCTTTGCTGAATTCACGCTGGTTTCAAACCATCTAGTTCCATCGATACCAAACTCATGTCCGGGGCAAATGTCATTTAGCATGCTCATTTTAACCTGCAGAGTATCTTTTCCATTCAAGCCTTTGAGCATGCCATGCGCAAGGACAGGCGTAAGCTGCATTTCTTCCAGACTTAATCCGTATGAATTCATTACATGATCAGAGAGAGCGGTCATTAGTCTGGGTGAGCTGACGCCTCGCTCCATAATCGCCGCAACGATGATGCTTGTGCAAACTATATGCAGCGTAGTTTCATCAAAGCGCTCTCCAGCCGTTAATTTACGGAAGGAGGCCCTCATGGCAGCCATCAAGTCTGTGACATGATTTTTAACTTTAACTGCAGCGGGACCACGTTTCAAAATTCCAATCACCGTTTTGCCTCATTAGCCGTTGAACTTGGCAACAGCTTATCAGGGATATCATCCGAGGATATTCTTTTCCTGTAAATGAGGAAGCGAACTGATTGCTTAACGTCAGCGCTTTTGGCGTTTAGCTTTGACCTCTTCTACTGACTTTTTAACGATGCCACATACTTCTTCAGCACCATCTGGACAGTAATGGTTGTACTTTCCGCCCTTACTCATTTCCCGGCGTACGTCATTCACAACCCCATCCATGCTCAGACCTGAGTCCTCATTAAGAGACAGGACTACCAGTAACGCCTGCTTAAGGTATTCCTCTTTATCGCTTTGCATAATTCAGCCTCGCTCATAGTTGTAAGCCTTAAACGTAGACTAAAAACCCCAGCCATTTACTCCTAATGCAAACCTGCAGCTAGAGGCATTATCAATGTCCACCGGTAGATGAGCGTTGTAATGGCAATAATAAACCGCCCGTAGGCGGCGATTACTGTTCAAAGAGTTGAGTTCTTAGTTCTGAATATTGTGTTTGCTTCTTCACACTTTGATTGTAACTGCACTAGCCTTTCAGCTATGTCACTGCTTGGGCAGTTCGTTACTATGCAATCCCCCTCAACCCACGCCTTATCAACACTTTTTGTGAACAGGCTTTCGAATATCTTTACCCAGTCACTGCTTGGTACACGCTCCAGCTCAAAGAACTTTAATGCACCACTACCACGTTTTGTTCTGTGCTCATCAAATCCCAGGATTTTCATTCTTCATCTCATCGTTGTTTACTGGGAAAATTTTTAGCACTTATCTGAGGTTTTTTCTAATTACCAAAACTTATAGGCATCACTGTTTTCCCATTATCAAGCCCACCAGCAGATGAGCTTTGTAATGGCTACTTACTGGATCAACATTTAAGCATTCTCTTTCCTATTAAAATTGCGCTAACTCTACCGCGTTAAAGATGTGTATCTGCAACAAGTCGTCCGACCATTGATTACTTCTTAGAAGCAACCATCCTCAGAACCCCTATTTCACTAGCGTTGCAGTGTTTTAATTGCTCCACGAAGCTCGCTATTTAACTGCTCTGCTATGATTCTGATATTGGTATCAAACCATCCTGTATCATTCACTGAGAAAGAGTACCCAGGCGAGATTTGGCCAAGAAAGCCTATCCTGCTCTCTGCAGGTGTGATGCCGTTAAAGCCGTTAATTATGGCTGCAATGGAATAAGGTAAGTGTTTAATCTCTTCCTCAGTCATGCCAACACTGACTGCTGTCTTTACCAGGCATGACATTACACGCGCACTGCTTGCATTTGCACTGGTGACCGCTGCGCCGATAATGATTACGCTCACTCTGTCGAGAGATTTCTGGTCGATATACTGACCCGACAAAGCATCACTAAAGCTGATACCCATCACTTCTACCCAGTGGGCCATGTGCTTTTTGAGTTTCGCTGCTGATGTCCCACGACTGAAAAACTTAAACATAATATTACCCTTGCTATGATTAACGCAGGCTAATGTTAGCGCAAGTTCGTACGATATGACGAAAGATGCCAGTATGACCTATAGCTCGGGAAGCATACTCATACCAATGTCCCTCACTATGTTTAAAGCAAGATTTAAGTAATCCAGGTCTTGATTTAGATAAGGAAAATCCGCCAGAAGGCGGTTCTTCAAGGCTATAAAAATTTGGGGGCAATGCCGTACTTCGGACTCTTAATATTAGCAGCCCACACCTTAATGTCATGTTGCATCACAAGCGTAAAATCTGATTTCAGATGCTGTACCATCCCATTCACACGCTCTGCATCGGTGACTGCAAAATGCTCTATCTTTTGGTTGATTCCTATGTTCACACATTTGTATGTGGCAGGAACATCCTGACCATTCACATTGAAAGCTTTTGCAGACGTATCGCATACACCTTCAGCTATATATGAAACAACCATGTTGGCACTCGGATGACCTTGATGAGCGATGCTGATCATCACAGGAAGGTCATGTGAGGTCTGAGTCATATCGTAAAGCACTACCCCATCCGAATACCATGTGTTGTATTCCCGCTGGAGAGAAGCAGCCGAAGCATTTGAAATGATTGCAGCCAGAACTGAAAGGATACCAAGACAAGTTCTCATGAAGCGTTTTCCATAACAATTTTACGTCCATTATTCAGAGGACACTTTCAATCGCAACTCTTTAGGATTATTCCTACCAGTTTTGGCGGTAATGTTTTATCGTAACCCTTTAGCGTATTTCAATAACTGCCATGGTTATTGCTCTGGAACACGGCAGATGAATAAAATCCCTATCAACTATTCATACTCAATACAATATCAATATTCTATTTCATCTTCGTTTTATATGGTGAATTTTTATACTACTATCTGTTTACCACACTTAGCAGCAGTAAAGAATCGCTCATAAAACAAGCAGTAAATAATACGAAGCTGAGTGAAGCGGAAGAAAAAAGGCTTCGAAGCGTCATTGCTAAATTTTAAGTTATCTAGATTATTCGCATGAAATCTGCCTATCTAAGACACTGCTCTTTGATGTATTCCTGCAAATATCCAACCTGTTTCGTCACTGAGACGATTCGCTCTCTGAGGGTGAAATAATCCCGTTGAGCGGAGTCTGTAAGTCGGGGGCTGGAAGCATCGCACATGCCGCCGGTGCTGGTCGTTCCGTTCGCGGGACATCTGGCGTTGACGAGCAGCCCATACTTGCCAATGCTAACGCAACGCTGCAGATCATCAAGCTGCTTTTTCGCATCGGCTAAATCCTTCGTGTACTTGGCATCCAGTGCGGCCACATCACGCTGGCGCACCTTCATGTCGTCAATGGTATTGTTCGCAATGCTGAGATTCGCAGTTGCCTTGTCGCACTGCTCTTTGTAAGTGATGGCATTGTCACGGTAGTGGCTTAAGGCCCATCCCATCGCACTGACAACTATGATGATCACAGCGCAGGTGATACTTGCAAATCGGCTCACTTGTCTATCCCCCAACAAGTTAAAGCGCTCTCTTGATCGCGCCTCTCTACCTGCCCGTAACAGCCGTTCTTTTGGCCCTTCGTTAATTGGCACTCTTTGCCGCCGTCACGGATCCACCAGCGGATTGCTTCACATGCCCCTGTACGGTCCCCAGCATTGATGCGCTGGTAAAACGTAGAGGGGAAACACTTACCCGGCCCGATGTTGTAGGGGCAGAACGAGGCGATTCCGGCCTTCTGTGGTTCAGTCAGCTGCACGTGGATATT